AAACGCTTGGTGGTCGCAATTGCAGTGCCTGCGATTGGCTCTGGCCCCAACTCAACACGTCAAGGCTCTCTTGGCGTGACTCAAGCTTAATAGGAGGCTTTCATGTCTAAATTCCAACCGATGGTCAAAATGATGACCGACGAGCCTTCAGTTTCTCTGAAGCTCAAAAAAGGTGGCAAGGTTACAGCTAAAAAGCACCACGAAAAGCATGAAGAGCATCACGGCCACAAGGCCATGCATCATGCAGCTGGCGGTATGCACCATGCTTTTGAATCTGAGCACGGCAAAGCCCCTAAAAAGCCTTCCATGAGCGAACGCCGCAAGGCCATGAACCCCAATTTGTACGCCAAGGGCGGCAAGGTGGCTCATAAAGGCATGGGCGGTGCCATGATGGGTGCTGGTGCTCCCATGATGAAGAACAAAAATTCCATGTTCAGCCCTGCTGTGACTGCACGTCGCGCAGCTGCTGGTACTGGCATGGGCAAACCAATGGGTAACAAGCGATCTGACATCATGTATGCCAAGGGCGGTTCAGCTCACAAAGCTGAAATGCACGAGCTGCACAAGTTGGAAAAAGAGCTCAAGCACCACGAGCATGAAAAAGCCTCTAAGGCTCATCATGGCCTCAAGCATGGCGGCAAAGTGCATCACATGACTGGTCATCCTGAAGGTACTCATGAGCACCACAAGGCTATGGCTAAACACTATGCTGAAAAGTGCAAAGAAGGCGGTTCCGCTCACATGCACAAAATGCACGAGCACCACAAGCACATGGCTAAAATGTGCAAGGGTGGCAAGTATGCTTCTGGCGGTGAAATTGACAGCGCAGAAACCAAAACAACTGTTAAGGGCAATGCGAAGAAGTTTGTCAATGACATTCATGATGGCGAACACGCTGATCACACCAGTGGAAAAACTGGCGTTGTCAAATTAGGCAATGCAGGTGGCTTTAAACATGGTGGAAAAGCAAAACATCATTTTGCCAAGGGTGGTCATGCAACTGGTAGTTCTATCCCTAGCGAAACCAACGAGAGCGAAACTCGTGGCAAGACCGAAATGGGTGGCACTATTGAGGGCAATGAGCACTACTATGAAGATACCGACATGCATAGCGGTCGTCCATTCAGCGGTTCTAAAACCACTGGTGGCGTTAACATGGCTAATGCAGGTGGTTTCCGTCATGGTGGCAAAGCCAAGATGCACCACAAGGCTGACGGTGGCTCCATCGACAAGTACGAAACTCGTAATACTGTTGAAGGTGGCAACTGGGAAAATCGTCCTGCTGATACCACTCCTAAAGGCAAAACTGGCACCAAGACTGGCGCTGTGAAACTTGCCAATGCTGGTGGCTTTAAGCATGGAGGACATGCCACAAAAAAAGCCTACGCCACGGGGGGTAATGTGAACGATATGGGTAAGGCAGTAAAGATGCCTCACCATTTCGTTAGCCAACCCGTGGCAAACAGCTTGCAATCTGGCACCTTCAAACGAGGTGGCAAGGTAAAGTTTGCTGATGGTGGTTCGGAAGACCTGTCAAAAGGTGCATATGACGCACACTATGCAAACGAAAAAAAGGACAATGAGGCAATGCGTGATGCTATCCTGGGTGCACCAAAACGTGCCTATGATGCCGTCAAAGGCATGTTCTCACCTTCCAAGCCTTCAGATAACAGTGTGACAAAAACTGAGAAATCAGTGACTGTTACACCCGCTAAAAAGCGTGGTGGCTCATTGAGAAAGTAAATAAGTTGGGGGGCTTCGGCTCCCCACTTTTAAAAGGATAAATTATGTCGCAGCTTTCTGTTTATACAGGCCCAACATCAAACACAGACAATCAATTGCGTCTTCAGCAAGCGCAACGCTCAGGCGCATATGATCCTGTTGACAAAATTCGTGTATCAACACCTCAGTCATTGATTGATACTGACTTTGAATATGGTCAACAGCCGACAAAATGGGAACAAGTTTCCTTGCAAAACAACCGTCAGTCGTTGTACTACCTTTCAAATTCTGCGTTGCCAGTCTCTGCAATTACTGGTAATCAATCCAACTTATACCAATTGGTTGTGACGTTTTCATCAAACGTGACCATTGCTACTGGTACTCCATTCTTTATTGAAGACACCATTGATCCTAATGCTCAAGGTTGGGCTTATGTGGTCGCTGGCGTGTCTGCTGGTACATCTATTACTGTCCAGGTTCAAAACCAAGTTACGACAGTCAACAATTACTCAGCCGCATCAACATACTGCTACCAAGGCTACATTTACTCAAATTGCGGTATTGCATTGACTGGTACGACTGCATTTACGTTTTCTGGCTCTACAGTAACTGTGACTACAACATTCCCTCACGGTTTGTCAGCAAACTCTGCAATCTATATCCAAGGAACAACTGGCCCTTCTACAGCAACTCAGATTAACGGCGCTCAAGTTGTTGCAACTACGCCTACAGCTAACACATTTACATTCACCAATGTGAACGGCACTCCATCTACAACGATTGCCAACAGTGCGGGTCAAACCAATTTGTTTGCACGTCCTGTGGGCTGGGTTGACTGCCATGCTTATGATGGTTCGGTCAACTTTACTGCTGGCGCTTCTGTTCCAAATCAACAGTTGTTCCGTCAAACACGTCGTTATTTCCGCTATCAATCGGGTAAAGGTATTCAGTTCTCTACTGGAACTATCCTGAAGCCCCAGATTGCGTTTACTAACTTGACGTCCTCTGGCACTACAGTAACTGTGACGAGCAAAGTTCCTCACAATTTGACTGTAAATACTTATGTTCAAGTGTCTGGCTTTGACCAGTCTGCTTACAACGGTATTTTTAAAATTTTGACTGTTCCAAATGCATCGAGTTTCACTTACGCAGCGTTGACTACACCATCAGCTGCAACAGCGACCAGTACTGCACCATTGATTCCTCACGTCAGCCCCTATAGCTGGTACGGTGGTAGCAACAAAATTGGATTTTTTGACAGCCAAAACGGTATGTTCTTCCAGTTTGACGGTCAAACACTGTATTGCGTACTTCGCAACAGTGTGAACCAAATTACTGGTACTGTGACTGCTACTCAAAACAGCTCTTTGGTGACTGGTAGCCAAACGCAGTTTACAACGCAGTTGATTGTCGGTGATTACATCGTTATTCGCGGTCAAACTTATCGTGTGACGACTATCACAAGCGATACTCAGTTGTATGTCACGCCTGAATATCGTGGTTCAACGATTGCAAATGCTTTGATTTCCCGTATTGTTGAGGTAAAAATTCCTCAATCGCAATGGTGGGATGTCTGCGATGGGTCAAACTCAATCTCTAACCCTTCAGGCTATAACCTTGACCTAACCAAAGTACAGATGTTCTACATCGATTACTCTTGGTACGGTGCTGGTGTGGCTCGATTTGGGTTCCGTGCAACAAATGGTCAAATCATTTATGTGTACGGCTTCCAAAACAACAACGTGCAGTACCAGGCTTACATGCGTTCAGGCAACTTGCCTTCGCACTATGAGCAAAACAACGTATTGCCTTTGACTACCATCACAGCAAGCATTGGTGTAAGCGATACAACGATCAATGTGTTGAGCACATCGGGCTTTAATCCTGCTGGTGGCAATGCTCGAATCATTGGTAATGGTGTATCTGGCACGATTGAGTACATTACCTACTCAGGTCTGACATCAACCAGCTTGACTGGCGTTACTCGTGGTGCAACTGGTGGTTCAGCTGCTACAGCATTTACATACTCGGCTACTGCTCCGATTGCAGTTGAGTATGCATCGCCAGACGCAGCAGCTCAGTTGTCGCACTGGGGTTCTTCCGTGGTTATGGATGGTGGCTACACCTCGGACGTGTCTGCCATCTATAACTATGGTATGACCTCTGCTGTGTCTACATCAAGTGCAACCGCTGTGCCAATTATGGCTATCCGTGTTGCTCCTTCTGTGGATAACGGTACGGTCGGCACATTGGGCGTGAAGGAAATTATCAACCGTTTGCAACTGCAAATGCGTGAAATTGCGATGTTGACCACCACCAGCTACTTGGTGCAATTCATCTTGAACGGTGTGATTGGCGGTACAAGCGGGTTTACTTCGTTTGCTTCACCAACTCAGAACGGCACTAACACAACCTCAATTGTGCAGGTGGCGACTAACACCAATACGGCTACGACGATTACTGGTGGCGAATCTATTGCTGCATTCTTTACCAATACATCAGGCCAAACCGCTTTGGACTTGACCTCTGTGGCGCCATTTGGTAACTCTGTATTGGGTGGTGGTTTGACAAACACTGTGCCAACAAGCCAAGCTGGTACATACCCAGATGGCCCAGACATTTTGTATGTGACTGTTAGCCAAATTGGTTCAAACGGTACTGCATTTGCTCGGTTGTCTTGGCAAGAATCGCAGGCTTAATATGCCCAGCAAATCACCTGCTCAACATAGGCTGATGGAAGCTGCCGCCCACACAAAAGGTGGGTATGGTGGCGTCCCTCAGAAAGTCGGCAAAGAATTTGTCAAAGCTGATGAGGGGAAAAAGATGGCTAAAGGCGGCTTGTATGCCAACATCCATGCAAAACAGGAACGTATTGCCCACGGTTCTGGTGAAAAGATGCGTAAGCCTGGCTCTAAGGGTGCTCCTACAGCAGATGCATTCAAACAATCGGCCAAAACAGCAAAGAAAAAAGATGGTGGGCGTTTAAGCTCATGCTGGTGACATCATGGGATTAAAAAATTTTAGTTCTGCACCTAGTTCTGCTTCTGGGGTTGGCAGCAGCAAAGGAAACAGCACCGAACCTTTTAAAAAGGGCGGTAAAGTGTCCTTGTCTGTTGGTCGTGGTGAGAAGTTGCCAGTGTCCAAAGGTGCTGGCCTGACTGAAAAAGGTCGGGCCAAGTACAACCGTGAAACAGGCAGTCACCTCAAGGCTCCACAGCCTGAGGGCGGTTCGCGTAAAGACAGTTTTTGCGCGAGAATGTCAGGTGTGGTGAAACACTCAAAAGGTGATGCTGAGAGGGCAAAAGCGTCTCTCAAGCGTTGGGACTGTCCTGGTTGGTAAGGGGAAAATATCATGCAACCATCTATAAATGCTCGTAGTTTGTACGCCAAAACTTATGCAAAGCATGGAAAAACAATTGGTCAATCAAAAGATGCCCAAAATAAAGCATATGAGGCCGTTGAAAAAAAACATGGCAAAGATATGCGTGAAAAGTTAAAAGCTTTTCACGAGGCAAATGAACGTGGTGAAAATGATGAGGAAAAATCAAAATCTACACCTCATGGCATTAAACCTAACATTGATTGGTACAAAAAAGGTGGAAGCATAAGTACTGCTGAACATGGCAATCCCAAGCATAAACAATGTTGGTAAAGGTTAGATATGGCATACAGCGGTACTGTTGGAACAACTGTAGTCACCGTACAGCAGTTCATTGACCAAGGAGCTCGTCTTTCGGGCAAACTTGCGGAAGAACTCACAGTTGAACAAGTACAAGGCTCCCAACAGGCGTTGTTTTTTGTTCTTAGCAACCTAATCAACCAGGGTATCAACTACTGGGCGATCAACAAGCAGGTATACGGCCTTTTGCCGAACCAATATGAGTACTTGCTACCTCTGGGTGGGGTTGATGTTTTAAACGCCTTGTATCGCACTATGACCCGTCCTAGCGGGTCTTATTCAGCAAGTGATGGCAGCGGCACATCAAACATTGCTGACGGCAACATCACCACTTACAACCAGATGACGACGGCCAATGGGTCGTATCAGGTCTATTACGGCACCACCAATACCCAATACATCGGGTCTATTGGCATCATGCCTTACGTTTCTGGTGGTGGCAGCGCAACTTGGAACTACTATTTGCAGTCATCGCCTGATGGCACGAATTGGACAACTTTGTATACCGCAACTGCGGTGACAGTAACCAGTGGACAGTGGATTTATCAAGACATTGATCCTGGCGCCAACGTTGCGTACTATCGAATTCAGGCATTTGGCGGTACAACTTTGGCGTTGTATGAGTTTTACTTGGGTTGCAACTCAACAGAAATCACGATGGCTCGTCTGAACCGTGATGACTACACAAATTTGCCCAACAAAAACTTTACGGCCAACCAACCGTATCAATTTTGGTTCAATAGAACTCTGCCTCAATCAAAAATCACGCTGTGGCCGACTCCATCCAACCCATTTGTACAGATGACCGTGTGGTATTCACGCCAAGTGGATGATGTGGGGTCGCTTACAAATCAATTGGAAGTGCCGCAGCGGTGGTATCAGGCCATTCAGTTTTTACTAGCTCATCAAATGAGCTTGATCTTGCCCCAGGTTGACCAAGGACGCATTGCGTACTTGGATGGACAGGCTGAAAAGTACTTCATCATGGCTGAAAACGAAGAGCGCGATAAGTCGCCGATCTACTTCAGCCCCAACATTGGGGTGTACACAAAATAATGCCTAAATGGTTAGACACTACTGGCAACTCAACGATAGCGATTTTCATTTGCGACAGATGCAAGATGAAGAGAGCGATCATTGAGGCACAACCCGACCCAAACTTTCCTGGGTTGAAGGTGTGCGCTCAAGGGTGCGCTGATCAGAAGGATCCGTATCGTTTACCTGCAAGACAAACTGAAAGGATCGCATTAAGATTCCCACGTCCTGATGTCAGTGTTGCAACTGATGACAATGGCTTGGTGGTGACGCCTACTGGTACAAATATTCCTGGTGGAAATCCAACAGAGATTTATATCAGTACGCAGAATGACACGACTACGCCACAACAAAACGGCAACATTAACATCATTAGTCCTAACCCAACGAACAATACATCGACATGAGTGGACAAGTAACCATACTCCAACTTCCAACAGCAGCTGCTCTGACAGGTGCTGAGTCTGTTCCTGTCGTCCAAAATGGGGTGACAGTTCAAACCACTACCAGTGCTATTGCTGGTGCTGGGGCTTTAAATTACCCATTCTTGACTGTTAATTCAACGGCTGGACTGACGCAGGCTCGATATATTGCGACTGGATCAGGTCTTTCTGTGACTGACAATGGTGCTGGAAGCACTTTGCAAATCAATTTGACGGGTGCAGTTCAGTCTTTGGATGGTGCATCTAATGGTCTGATCGTTAAAACGGGCACTACAACGGTTTCCAATACCGCAATTGCGGTGGGCAGCGGTCTTACTATTGCCAATGCAGATGCAACGACTGGCAATCCTACGATTGGCCTCAATACCAACTTACAAAACGTAGCAAATCTAAGTGGCACGGGCCTAGTAACAATCAACGGTTCAACATTCAGCCAGGTTACTTTGGCTGGTACATCTGGTCAGATCTCAGTTGCGAATGGAAACGGCACAGGCACACCAACATTTTCGTTGGTGTCAACGGCTGTTACTGCTGGCACATACACTTTGCCAACTCTGACTGTTGATGCTTATGGCCGTTTGACTAGCGCATCAAGTTCATCAACTACGGGTACTGGTGGTGTTGTTGCCTTGCAGCAAAGCCCTGCTTTTACAGGTACACCTACTGCCCCTACGGCGGCATTAAATACCAACACAACACAGATTGCCACAACTGCATTTGTCGTGAATCAAATCACGGGTACTACAGCTGGTGTTGCAACATTTAGCGCAGGAACAACTGGATTAACGCCATCTACTTCAACAACTGGAGTTGTAACATTAGGTGGTGTACTTAATGTAGTTAATGGTGGCACAGGAACAACCACCAGTACAGGTACTGGTAGCCTTGTTTTAAGTGGTAGCCCAACATTTACTGGAACGCCGTTGGCTCCAACAGCTACATCTGGTACAAATACAACTCAAATTGCAACAACTGCATTCGTGCAGTCGGCTATATCTGGCTATGGTAATGGTACTGTTACATCAGTATCGGTAGTTTCTGCTAATGGTTTTGCAGGCACAGTAGCTAACGCCTCAAGTACTCCTGCTATTACCCTTACAACAAGTATTTCTGGAGTGTTGAAGGGCAATGGAACAGCGATTAGTGCTGCCACAGCAGGTACTGATTACGCCCCCGCTACTAGTGGCACTAGTATTTTATATGGCAATGGCTCTGGCGGGTTTAGTAATGTTACTGTAGGTTCTGGCCTGAGTTTTTCTTCTGGCACTTTGTCAACAAGTGGTGGAGGTGGAAGTGTTACATCGGTTTCATTTACTGGTGGATTGATTTCTGTTGCTACAGCCACAACTACACCCGCATTGACTGTTGCAGGAACTTCAGGCGGCATCGTTTACTTCAGCTCAGCCAGCACTTGGGCTTCTAGCGCGGCTTTAACCGCTAATGCGTTGATGATCGGCGGTGGAGCGGGCGCAGCCCCAAGCACGACGACTACTGGTACAGGCGTGCTGACAGCGTTAGGTAACTCAACTAACGCGGCAAGCGGTATAGTCGTTAAAGACGCTAACGCCAATTTAAGTACTAATTTTGCGTTTTTAGGCTACAGTAACGTAGCGGCTGCAGGAACTACAACTACTTTAGTAGTTAGCTCAACACCGAACTGGATCGTTACTGGCTCGGGCGGTCAAACTTATAAGCTACCTGACGCTACTACGTTGCCTGTAGGCGCTACATACACTTTTAATAACAATCAAAGCTCTGGTACGATCGTTGTACAAAACAACTCGTCAACCACGGTTGTTACAGTGCAATCTGGGGCTTATGTTACAGTCGTGTTGACCGCAAACGGAACGGCAGCAGGTACTTGGGATTATCACGCAAATATCCCATCTGGCACCTCATGGTCTACCAATACATTGAGCACTGGCTCGGCGATCACATCAACGCAAGCTGTTACTGGTAATACGCTTGTATCAACCGTAGCTACAGGTACGGCGCCTTTGACGGTGACTAGTACTACCGCAGTTGCTAACTTAACAGCATCAAATTTAGCTTTGTCGGCAGGAACTGGAGCAACAAATTACATCTCGTTTTCAGCATCAGCTACTGGTAATCAGCCGCTGACAACTGACACATCCTTGACCTACAATTACACAAATCACGCCATCACGGGTGGCATCAACGGAGGTACATTCTAATGGCCGCATCAGGTTACACCCCAGTCATTATTTATAACAGTGGTACAACAACCAATGTGCCATTAGCAGCCAATTTAGCCAGTGGTGAATTGGCTATTAACTATGCTGACGGCAAACTTTTTTATAAAGATAACAGCAGCGCAATACAGGTCATTGGCTGGAAGACAACACCAGTCAGTGCAGGGGGTACGGGTTCTACAACATTGACAGCAAATAACGTATTGCTTGGCAATGGAACTTCTGCGTTGCAAGTAGTCGCACCAGGTACCTCGGGTAACGTGTTGACTTCAAATGGCACAACTTGGACAAGTGCCACACCAGCAGCAGGTGTGTCTTTGAGTGTAGCTAACACATGGACAGCTACACAAACATTTAACGGCACCTCTAGCACCTTTGCTACTGTTCTTTTAAACGCTGCTGAAACTACTACGGTTTCGGCTACTGCTGCAACAGGCACGATTAACTATTACATCAATAGCCAATCGGTGCTGTATTACACCACCAATGCCTCAGCCAACTGGACGCTGAACGTAGCGTTTAGCTCTGGCACATCATTGAACACAGCCATGTCTACGGGGCAGACCGTTACGATTGCGTTCTTGGTGACGCAAGGTTCAACGGCCTATTACGCTTCAGCAATGAATATTGATGGGACAGCGGTAACACCTAAGTGGCAAGGCGGCACAGCACCAACAAAAGGCAACGCTTCTGGCATTGATGTGTATACCTACACCATCACAAAAACAGCAAGCGCAACATACACTGTTTTGGCTTCATTAACACAGTTTGCTTAAGGATTAACAATGCCCACAATTGTTACCAGCGGAAACGCTACAGCAAAAGGTTATGGGTTTGGCGCGTCTTCTGCGTCAGTATTGCCAGGTTTAACACTTGATTTAAGTATCGCTAATAACAATACATACACAAATGGGGGATGTTCTGATTCATCTAGTAATTTGTGGATTTCAAGCAGTGATTCTACAGTTTCTCAAACTTGGATAAATAAATTTAATAGTTCTGGAACTTATCAATTCTCTTTATATTATTCAGGAGTTTCTTACGGTAATTTGGCTTACTATAATGGTAATATTTATTCCGTTCAAGGTAATGGAATATTTTATTTTCCGTCTAGTATAACGAACAGCAATCAAACAGTATCTCAAAGGTATAATTCCAATGGATATTTTCCTGCATTGATTTCTATTGATTCATCTGGAAATATTTATTTGTGCGATACTAATGGAATTGTAGCCAAATTAAATAGTTCATTTGGTAATGTATTTTTTTATAATACTACCACAACTGGTTACGGCTTTGTAGGTAACAACACAATTGGAAATGATTATTCATTTCATATACCAAAATATAATACTTCTACTTATCAAGCAGTTGCAATCGCTTCAATAAATTCATCAGGAACTTTATATAACAATTTTGTGTTTGCCAACCCATCTGCTGGAATGACTGACGGCGCTAGAACATCTGATACTTCTGGAAACACTTATTCGGTGCTTGGTGAAAATTATAATAATATTTATGTAATTGCTCATAATTCATCTGGCACTACCCTTTGGAGTAAAACATACAATAAAACAAGTATATTTGGGGGCAGCGTAGAGGTTAGTGTTGATAGTAAATATGTATATGTTGTCGCTGGTAATACAGGTAATTCCCGTATTTTTGCTATTGATATTACAAATGGAAATTTGATATGGGCGAAAAACTATTCCCAATCAAATATATATAATTTTAGACAGCCATTTTTTTGGAATAATAATCCTGGGTTTTTGGGCGCATATCTTAACAATGCATATCCAATAATTCCACCAAGTTCAACTGGTGGTAAAAACGGAACTTATAACGGCAATGTAGTCTCTGATTACACTGGAATAACAGTAACAAATGGAATTGGTAGCGTCACTCAATCTGCTGGGCCTTTTTCAATTTCGAGTGCTGGGTCTACAAATTACAGCGGTAGTAATACCCTTTCGCTTAATTCTGGAAGTTTATCAATTTCATCAACTGCGGCAATTCCAGTCGTATAAGGAAAATTATGTACGTCAAAACTCAAAACGGTCAAATATTAAAATACCCGTATGGATATTTAGAATTACAAGCAGAAAACCCATACACTAATTTTAATGGTGCAGATGTTTACCCTGCATTTCAAGGTACAGAGGCAAACAAAGCTGGTGCAATTTTAGAAGTAGTTACGCTTGATCCTGCACCGACTTATGACCCAACAACGCATAATGCAATATGTAGCACCACACCAATATTGCGTAATGGAGCTTGGGTCTTAGAGTGGACGGTGACAACGCTTTCAGCAGAACAACAAGCTGCATTGACTGCCAACCAAGCCGCATCGGTTCGCCAACAGCGCAATGCTAAGTTGACAGCTTGCGATTGGACACAAGTTGCTGATGCGCCAGTAGATAAAGCGGCATGGGCAACATATCGTCAAGCCTTGCGTGATTTGCCTAAAGAAGCTGGCTTTCCTTGGACTATGACTTGGCCTACTGAACCAACAACTTAATTTAAAGGACAGATAATGAGCAATTTAAATTTGAGCACTGAGCTAGTTAACAGCATTCTTCAATATCTTGGCAATCGCCCTTACGTTGAAGTTGCAAATTTGATTAACGGTATTCAAAAAGAAGCGGCTGCTGCAACTATCCCCGCCATTTCAACCGAAACTTCTGTAGAAACCCCAACTGCTTAAGGAGCAACTCATGCAATTCTTGAATGACATTCGTCAATATGTTGAAGAGTTTGGAAGCCAGGCTAACGATGAAGTCCACCGTTTCTTGGACTTTGTTAAAGACAAATACGAAGCCATGCAGCCTCGTGATGCAGTGGTAGCACCTCCTACAAATGCAGCGACTCAAGCTTTCTTGGATGATGTACCCCATGAACAGTTTGACGAAGATGGAGCTGATACCGCCGTTTCCGATACTGATACAGCTGATCAGGCAAGCGATGCCGTTGATCCTGCCCCTACTGATAATGCTGATCCTGTACAGGCCGATATCGCATCCAGTACTGAGGCTGATCCTGTTCCTGCCGCTCCTGTGGCTGATGGGTCAACAGTGGTAGACAATACTAGTGCCACTAGTAGTGATGCTGCTTAATGAGACTTGAGTGATGGATGAGACGCATGAATTAGCCACGAGAACGGACAAGCAGCTGAGTGTTCACGAGGCTATTTGTGCGTCTCGCTATGAGGCAATCCAAAAACGCTTTGACGATGGTTCAAAGCGTATGCAGAGGATCGAGTACATTTTGTATTGCTTGATCCTTGTGTCATTATTCGGCCCCAAATATCTGGAACAATTGATTAAGCATCTCATAGGGGGCTGAAATGATTGATCCGATCAGCATTGGTTTAGCTTTAACGGGAATTCAAAAGGCGGTTAAGCTGGTCAAGCAGGCCAGCCAAACCGTAGATGATGTTGCCTCGCTTGGGCCTGTGTTGGGGCGGTATTTCACGGCCAAAGATGTCGCTGTTAAAGCTGTTACAGAGGCCAAGAAGTCTGGAAATGCGTCCAACATGGGAGCGGCCATCGAGATTGAGATGGCGCTTGAGCAGACCCGTCAGTTTGAGTCTGAGCTTCAGATGCTGTTCATGCAAGCTGGCAAGATTGATGTCTGGAACAAAATTAAAGCCCGTGCTGGAGAGATGGACAAGGCTGACAAGTATGCCGAACAAGCTGCTAAGGACAGGGCCAAGAAGCAAAAAGAAGAACAACAAGAATTCTTCATCGCTGCTTTGATTGTGGTCTTGGTGGTGGTGCTTGGATACGTTGGATATCTCTTTGTACAGGAGTCAGTTGACTATGCTAAAAAGAATAGCCATTCTGTCCATCATCGCTCTTAGTGGTTGCGGTGACGAGTACCGCTACCATTGCCAGGATCCTAAGCACTTTGGGGACGCCCAGTGCCAAAAACCTGCTTGTGAGTTCTCGCAGACTTGTCCTGACTATTTGATAGCCCCTATCCTGGAGAAGAAAATTGAAGGAACTCCTGTTAGCCCTCCTAACCAACAAAACGGATCAGCCGCGACTAACTGCCGATGAGATAGACACGCGGGTTCGTGCGTTTGTCATCATCATGGTGACGCTGATCTTTGGCTTTATCACGATTGCTTTGCTGTATTCGGTCACGTTCGTCACGCAACCAATGAAGGCGATGGCGCCCATCGACCAGGCTTACACCAAGATGCTGAACGACATTGTGCTGCTGATCGTGGGCGGCATCGGTGGTATCTTGACCAAGGGCATCACAACAGAAGCCTCCAACATGATCACAGCGGCCAAAAATAACACGGCTGCTTATACACCTCCACCAGCCCCTCCTCCAGCCCCTGTGGTGATGATGGCGCCGAGCTGGTCACCACCACCGACTCCTGCAACGCCTCCTACCCTAGAACCAGACCATGAGCGTGAGCGCATGGCACAAGCCAGATCAGAGGCGCATAATGCTTAGTTGGTTCTTTGATGACCTATTCTATGTCCTGGCCGTGGCTGCTTTGGTGGTCGGGGCCGTTGGTTATGTATTGAGTTACTTTGTAGGGTTTATCCCTGCACTGAAGCCCCATGCCCTCATTTTGAAGGTAGTGGGAATCGTGTTAATCCTACTAGGAGGTTACTATGTCGCAGATCATCGAGGCTATCAACGCCGTGTTGACGAAGATAAAGCAGAAATTGAACGACTTAATGGCGAAGCAAGAGCCAAAGAAGCCGAGTTAAACACCAAGCTAGCAACCGCCAACACAGCACTCAGAAAGGCTAAAAATGATGTTAAGACCAAGCAGGCTGATCTTACCTCTCGCGCTGATGCTGGCGAGTTGCGCCTCCCCTCCTCCTGTAGTTTACAAGCCGATTCAAGTTCCACCTCTACCAGAGGAAATACAACCAATGAGTCCGATACTGAGCGACAGGCTATCAAAGATCTTATCGCCATCGCAGCAGAAGGCGACACAGCCATCACCCAACTCAACGCCTGCATCAGCACCTACAACAGCGTCAGAGAAACAGTAAATGCGGGGGTGAAATGATTACCGCAGAGAAACTCCACGCTTTAGGTATTGGTGCCGAATGGGTGGAGCCTTTGGAGGCCACATTTCGCAGGTTTGGTATTGATGATGTCCGAAAACAGGCTGCATTTATCGGCCAGTGTTCTCATGAGTGCAATCACTTTAAGACCCTGGAAGAGAACCTGAATTATTCTGCTGCTACCCTGAACCGTTTGTTTGGTCACAAATTTAAGCCTGGTGAGGTCGAGCAATACGCCCATCAACCGCAGCGTATTGCCAACAAGATCTACGCCAACCGCATGGGAAATCGTGACGAGGCGTCTGGGGATGGGTGGCTGTACCACGGGCGCGGATGTATCCAGCTGACTGGAC